GTATCTTTCTCTAGCTTTGTATCTAACATTACCAGTATCGAAATCACCTTCCATCTTAGTAGATAGAGGAGTTCTCTCGAAATGTTTCATACCATTTGGCACGTCTGTTGTAATGTAGAACGCATCAGTGTCTGTTAAAAAGTTATTAACAACATATCCTTGAGGTATCATCCCCATAGATTTGATTGCGTTGATATCATTATCAGCAGTTCCAACTCTACCAGCAGAAGCCATAAGTCTTTCAGCTGTGAATTGTAGCGCAGATGGGATGATCATCTTCATACCTTTAGCAGCGATTTTTAAACCTCTTTCATCAGTCATCGCAGCGATGTCGATTAGCGATTGTTCTAATGAAGTTTCGTTTAAGTCCGCAGCAGTTGCTAGAGTGTTTGAAAACGATCCAGCAATTGTAGTATGTGCAGTGTTAAATAGAGATACACCGTCACCTGAAGTGAATGTGCCGAAACCATTGTTTAATGGTGCCGCTCCTTTAACTTGTTTAGTTTGAGCCATAGATCTTGCTAAAGCTTTAGTATATCTAGAAGCCAGTCTATCATACAAGTTATCCTCAATTGCTTCCTCAGTGATAGCAAAAGCGAGAGCAATTGTCTCGTTAGTGTATCTAGCTGTGAAAGTTTCTTGAGCATTATCGTATGATACTCCCGAACCTTCTGGTTTTACTTGTGCAGAAGCGAAACCTGACAACATTACTTCCTCTTCGAAAGCTCTGTCAGATGACTCTGTAGTATAAATTTCAGATGTCTGATTTTCATACTGTTTGTATTCCAGGCCAAATAGTGCATTTAAACCTGGCTCTAGTTCTTTAACTAGTTGATTACGTGATATAGCCATAATTTATCTCCTATTATATCCCTGAGTCGTCTAAGAAGAAAGATTCGTTGATAACAACTCTCCATACCACACCTGCGGCAGTTAAGTCTCTGTTATCAGGATCTCTAGATAGACCGACAATTTTAAGTTGCTTGGAAGCTCCAGCAGCAATATCGCTGTCATCTAGCATCGCACCCGAAACATAATTCGGACTTGAGCCAGCTGCATAAACAATATCAGCTACCTTTCCAACATCTCCTTGTGCCGCTGCTCCAGTATTGTCAGCTCTAACTTCATACATCTGTAATGGATTATCATTAACCAGCGCTTGAATATCAGTAGCTGTATTACCTGATTGTAGGTAATTTTGGAACGTCGGCTTTGATGTAGTAGCATCAGTGTAGAAAACACCGTTTAGTGAACCAATGATATCTAAAGTGGTAGCAATACCAACTATAGCATATCCAGTTGTCGCTTGACAGACCAAATCTTGAAAATAGATAGGATCTGAAGAAGCTGCAACAGGGTATTCACCTAAACCCATGCTTTCATAACCATTGCCGTACATTTTAATTGGTTTCAATCCGAAACCAGTTGTTGACGCATTAGCCATGTCGTTTCTCCTTGTGTGACCTGTCCTTGCGGACCTCCAGTCACGGTTAATTTATTCGCTGGTTTGAAAATTTAAATTCTAACTTTTCTTGCCACCGAAGGTCGTACGAGAATTTCTATCAATGTCGATAGGCATTCCCTTATGCTGCTCCTTCATAAGATCGTTGTCGATTGCAGTCATTTGATCCTGAGCTTGTCGTTCGTAATACTCAGTCCGCTGCCTTGCGATCTCTTCCGGTACCCTAGTCAGCACTAGGCCTCCGTGCCCGATCACCCCTGCGTATTTGCCGTCCATGATTGCTGGGAAGTCTTCATCAGGATATTCATCGGCTCTTACTAACTCATACCCGGATCTTAAGCGTCCTTGTATGTTTTTCGTGTCGACGTACCCTAAGATTTCTACCCTGACCCATCTGTGTCTGAATCCTTCTGGCGCGTTGGGCGTATCTAAGTACGATGGTGGAGTCCAAACTTTTGGTCTTGCTTTTGGCTTAACCGTTTTTGCTTGTGTTACAACTTTTGTTGTATCACTTTTTTTAGCTTGACTCGCACGAGTTGGTTTACTTGTATTCATATGCCTATACCTCCTTCGTGTTCATAAGTTGTTTCGCATACTCTTCCAGTGGCACACCTAATTTTTTCGCTATTGCGACTTGAGACGGTGTGAGTCTCACTTGTTTGCGACCAGTCTTTGAACTACGCGTTGCAGAGGCAACGTTTTGTGTAGGTTT